CCAGTTCGGCGGCAAGGCTGACGACGCCCGCAAGTACCTCAACAAGCGGGCCGAGATGTGGGGCCGGGCCAAGGAGTGGCTGAAGATCGGCTGCCTGGCCAAGGACGAGGCGCTGGTGACCGACCTGACCAGCGTCGAGTACCAGTACACCGCCAGCGACCAGATCCAGCTCGAGAGCAAGGAGCACATGAAGCAGCGCGGCCTGGCCAGCCCAGACGATGGCGATGCGCTGGCGCTGACCTTTGCCTATCCCGTGCCGGAGTACCAGCTGCCCAAGGAGTCCGCACACGGTGCACGTAACAGCAGCCCCAGGCGCGAGTATGACCCGTACCAATCATTGAACCAAGGCTGAATCATGTGTGAACCTGTATCCATTGGCCTGGCGCTGGGGGCGTCTGCCAGCACTGCTGCTGCGGTGGGCACCATGGCCTACATCGGCGCGGCCGGCGTAGTGGGCCAGGCCTACAGCGCCAACCAAGCCAAGGGCGCGCAGCAAGACGCCAGCAACCAGGCCACCGCTGCGGCCAAGGTGCAGGCCGACCAGGCCGACCAGGCCAACAACCGTGCCAACGCCAAAGGCCCTGACATCGGCGCGATGGACTCGGCCAACTCCATGGCGGCCAAGGGCGGCCAGAGCGGCACGCTGCTGACCGGCGCGCTGGGCGTGGATCCCAAGAGCCTGCTGCTGGGCAAGTCCACCTTGCTGGGCGGCTAAGCGATGGCTGAACTCGCGCCACGCGAGCGCCTGTACACCCGCTGGTCTGCGCTCAAGAGCGAACGCGCAAGCTGGTGGGGCCATTACCAGGAGCTCAGCGACTTCATCCTGCCGCGCTCGGGCCGGTTCTTTTTGCAAGACCGCAACCGGGGCAACAAGCGCCACAACAACATCTACGACAACACCGGCACCAAGGCGCTGCGCGTGCTGGCCGCTGGCATGATGGCTGGCATGACCAGCCCGGCGCGGCCATGGTTTCGCCTGGCCACACCGGACGCGGACCTGAACAACAGCCCGGCCGTCAAGCTGTGGCTCAGCCAGGTCACGCGGTTGACGCTCGACATCTTCGCCAAGTCCAACACCTACCGCGCGCTGCACAGCATGTACGAGGAGCTGGGCACGTTCGGCACGGCGTCGAGCATCATCATGCCGGACTTCAAGAACGTCATTCACCACTATCCGCTCACCACGGGCGAATACTGCATCGCGCAGGACTGGCGCGGCAACGTGGTCACGCTGTACCGCGAGTTCCAAAAGACGGTGGGCGAGATGGTCACCGAGTTTGGCCGCGACAAGTGCTCGACCAGCGTGCAGAACCTGTGGGACCGGGGCAGCCTGGACCAGTGGATCACCATCATCCACGCCATTGAGCCGCGCACCGACCGCGACGCCTCCAAGCGCGACAGCCTGAACATGCCGTGGAAGTCAGTCTACTTCGAGTTGAACAATGCGGACAAGGGCCGCTTCCTGAGCGAGTCGGGCTTTAAGAACCTGCCCGCAATCGCTGCGCGTTGGGCGACCAGCGGCGGCGACGTGTACGGCAACAGCCCCGGCATGGACGCGCTGGGTGACATCAAGCAGCTGCAGCACGAGCAGATGCGCAAGGCCCAGGGCATCGACTACATGACCAAGCCGCCCATCCAGGTGCCTGCCAGCATGAAGGGCCGCGACGTGGACACGCTGCCGGGCGGCATCAGCTATGTGGACCAGGCGGGGCCGGCCGGGGGCATCCGCACCGCGTTCGATGTGCGCATTGACCTGAGCCACCTGCTGGGCGACATCCAGGACGTGCGCGAGCGCATCCGGGGCGCATTTTCTGCGGATTTGTTTTTGATGCTGGCCAACTCCACCAACAGCGCCATGACCGCCACGGAAGTGGCAGAGCGGCATGAGGAAAAGATGCTCATGCTTGGCCCCGTGGTTGAGCGCCTGCACTCGGAAATGCTCGACCCGCTGATCGAAGCCACGTTCGAGCACGCGCTGGCCGCCGGCATCGTGCCGCCGCCGCCGCCCGAACTGCAAGGCATGGACCTGAACGTCACCTATGTCTCGATGCTGGCGCAGGCCCAGCGCGCTATTGCCACCAACGGCGTGGACCGGTTCGTCGGCAACTTGGGCCAGATCGCCAGCTTCAAGCCTGACATCTTGGACAAGTTTGATTCCGACATTTGGGCCGACAAATACAGCGACATGCTGGGCGTCGATCCCGAATTCATCGTGCCGTCCGACAAGGTGGCCTTGATCCGCAACCAGCGCGCCAAGCAGCAGGCGCAAGCCGCGCAAGTCGCCCAGGCCGAGCAGGCCGCATCGGCTGCGCAAAAGCTGGGCACCGTCGCCACCCCGAACGGCAACGCCGGCAACGACATCATGCAAGCCTTCTCGGGCTACACCACTTCCTAAGGCATCCATGGAAAACATGAACATCAAGTCCGAGGGCGGCGAATGCTACCCGTCGGGCGACTACGACTGCAGCCCCACGATCCACTTGAGCGATGAGCAGTGTGAGGCGCTGGGCATTACCACGGCACCGGCGCCCGGCACGGTCTACATGCTCAAGGTGCGCGCCGTCGCCACCCGCGTGACGGCTGAAGCGGAGGAGGCTGACGAGGTCAAGGCAGAAGGCAATGCGCCCGACATCAGCCTGACGCTCAAGCTGACCGACATCGAGATTGCGCAGGGAGGCGGCAAGGACGCGGCCTCGATGCTGTACGGCGACTGAGCGGTGCACGTAAGCCGCTGACGCGCTTTTAACCTGCAGTCCTCTATGAGCCATTACGACCCTCTCGACACCGACAGCCAGGACAAGGCGCGCGTTGACTCCCGCACGCGGGACAAGCTCGCGCAGCAGACCGAGGCCGAGGATGTCAAGTGGCTCATGTCTAGCAAGCGCGGCCGGCGCATCGTCTGGCGGGTGCTCGACCGGGCAGGTGTTTACCGCCTCTCGTTCAACACCAACTCCATGACGATGGCGTTTGCCGAAGGCGCCCGCAACGAAGGCCTGCGCATGCTGGCCACGATTCACGCAGCTTGCCCCGACATGTACGCAACGATGCAGAAAGAAGCCATCGAATGAGATTCCGCCAATTTCGCCTGCAAAACGCCGAGGGGGCAGAAGGCTCCACTGGCGGCGCTGCACCGACAACCCTTATGACTGACGGTGCAAATACCACACCAGCCGGCAGTTCTACCGCATCGACTGAAGCGACGGGCACGCCCGCTGCCGGCGTCGATGCAAACCAGCAGCCCTTGACCGATGCCCAAAAGGCGGATGCAGCGGCGACCAAGGAAGCAGCCGACAAGACCGCAGCCGATGAAGCCGCGGCCTTGAAAGCCGCCGAGAAGGTTGCGCCCGAGAAGTACGAGCTCAAGGCGGCCGATGGCCAGGCCCTTGATCCCGAAGCGCTCGGCGAGTTGGAGGGCATCGCCCGCGAACTCAAGCTGTCCAACGAGGAAGCGCAGAAGGTGACCGACATCGGCGCGAAGCTCGCGCAGAAGTGGGAAGCCAAGCAGGCCGACACCATCCAGAAGGCTGCGGCCGAATGGGCGGCATCGGCCACGGCGGACAAGGAATACGGCGGCGAGAAGCTGACCGAGTCCTTGGCCACTGCCAAGAAGGCGCTCGACGCCTTCGGCACGCCGGAACTGCGCTCGCTGCTGAACGACTCCCGCCTGGGCAACCACCCTGAAGTCATCCGTTTCATGGTGCGCGCCGGCAAAGCAATCTCCGAGGACCGCATGGTCACCGGCGGCGCCGGGCCAGCCACGGCCAGCGCCAACGTCGCCAAGTCCCTCTACCCCCATCAGTCCTAAAGGAAAATTACCATGGCTTTACTCGCAGCTGGCGCCCTTACCCTCGCAGACTGGGCCAAGCGCCTCGACCCGGACGGCCAAGTGCCCAAGGTCGCCGAACTGCTCTCGCAGACCAACGAGATTTTGGAAGACGCCGTGTTCATGGAAGGCAACTTGCCGACCGGCCACCGCCTGACCATCCGCACCGGCTTGCCCCAAGTGTTCTACCGCATGATCAACCAGGGCGTGCCGACTTCCAAGTCCACCACCGCCCAAATTGACGAAGCCTGCGGCATTTTGGAGGCCCGCAGCCACATCGACGTCGAGCTCGCAAAGCTCAACGGCAACACGGCGGCTTTCCGCCTGTCCGAAGACCAGGCCTTCATCGAAGCGATGAACCAGACCATGGCCGGCGCCATGTTCTACGGCAACCCCGCCACCGACCCGCGCCAGTTCCTCGGCCTGCAGACCCGCTACAGTTCGCTGTCGGCGGGTAACGGCGCCAACATCCTGGACGCAGGCGGTACGGGCAGCAACAACTGCTCGATCTACCTGTGCGTGTGGGGTGACAACACCGTGTTCTGCCCGTTCCCGAAGGGCACCAAGGCCGGCCTGATGCACCAGGACCTGGGCGAAGAGTCGGTGCCGGACTCCAGCGGTAACTTCTACCAGGCCATGCGCGCGCTGTACCAGTGGAAAAACGGCGTGGCCGTCAAAGACTGGCGCTACGTGGTGCGCATTGCCAACATCAACGTCACCGACCTGGTGGGCCAGTCCGGCACGCAAGCGGCCACCGCCGCCACGCAGATCATCAACCTGATGAGCCGCGCCCTGGACCGCGTGCCCAACCTGTCCATGGGCCGCCCAGTGTTCTACGCCAACCGCACGCTGTACTCCATGCTGCGCGTCGCTGCGCTGAACAAGTCGAATGCCGCCCTCAGCGTTGAGCAGGCCCTGACCCAGTTCGGCACGCCGTACGCGCTGACCAAGTTCCTGGGCGTTCCTCTGCGCAAGGTCGATCAATTGTTGACGACCGAAAGCCGCGTGGTCTAAAGCAAGCCGGGGCTTCGGCCCCTGTTTCAACCCCATTTCAGGAAAACACCATGATTCTCGACAACGCTCTCTTTCTTTCCGGTGCAGTGTCTGCCACTGGCGTGCTGACCGGCCAGCTGGTCACGTCCAACAGCACGCTGTCCACCAACACGATGGACCTCGGCCCCTTGTCGCTGGGCGGCAACCAGGTCGGCGACCTCGGCGGCGGCGAGTCGCTGGAAATTGCCATCGGCATCCTGGCAGCGCCTACCGCCGCCACGACCGTGCAGTTCCAGCTGATTCAGGCCGACGATGCGGCGCTGACCTCGAACGTCCAGGTCATCAACCAGACCGATGCTTTCCCGATTGCCTCGCTGCCCGTCGGCACGCTGGTGCCTTTGCACGTTGACCGCGCCGCGCCTTACGCGCCCAAGCGCTACATCGGCGTGCGCTACATCGGCACCGGCACCGCGATTGCCACGCTGTCGGTCACGGCTGCTGTGGTCAAGAACGTCCAGGACCTGAAGAACATGTACTTCAAGTCCGGCTACTCCATCACCTAAAGGGCCAGCGCCAGGCTTGCGGGCCTGGCCGCGCCATCACGCCAACCCTTCCTCAATCACTGAAAGAAGACCATGCCCAAATACCGCGTCAAAGAGCTCTCGCTCATCGGCAACGAACTGTTCCAGGCCGGCGCCGAAGTCGAGTACGACGGCCTGCCCGCCGAAAACCTCGAACCGCTGTGCGACGAAGGCCGCGCCAAGTACCAGGAGTACTTGCTGAGCAACGAAACCCGCGTGCGCCGGATGGTCGCGCAAAACGCCGATAGCGCCGTGGGCGACCCGGCCGCGTTTGCTGCCGGCGTCACAGGCGCCATCAAGGAGCTGATTGCCCAGGGCGTGCTCGCCTCGCCGGCCAGCGCCAAAGGCAAGCCCAGCCTGGTGTAAAGCCCCGGCTGCGCAGTGAACAAGGGGCCAGCGTGCCCCTTTTCTTTTAAGGAGAAACGATTTTGGCCTCTGCCGTTGACATCTGCAACCAAGCGCTCAGCCACCTGGGCGACAGCGCCACCGTGGCCAGCATCGAGCCGCCTGAGGGCTCCGCGCAGGCCGAGCACTGCGCACGCTTTTATCCCATGGCGCTCAATGCCTTGCTGGAGATGCACCCGTGGGCCTTTGCCACCAAGCGCAGCACCTTGGCGCGGGTAGACAACCCCAGCACCACCTGGGCCTATTGCTATGCCATGCCCAGCAACACCATCAACTTGCTCTCGGTGCTGGCACCCGACGCGGCAGACGACTACAGCGCCAGCGTGCAAACCAGCGCGTCCGCCTATGACAGCAGCTATGCCCGCAGCGCCCAGGGCGGCGCCTACACCCCGCAGGACTTCAACCCCGAGATCGACGAGGCCGGCAACGACATCATCCTGACCAACCAGCTGGGCGCCGTGCTGCGCTACACCGCGCTGGTGACCGACACCACTAAGTTCAGCCCGCTGTTCGTTGAGTCCCTGGGCTGGCTGCTCGCCTCCAAGCTGGCCGGACCCGTGCTCAAGGGCGAAGTCGGCATGTCAGCCGCGCAAGCCTGCACCAAAACGTTTCTCTACTGGTTCGGCAAAGCCACCGACTCGGACGCCTCGCAGCGCCGCGCCACGCCCCGGCACCAAGTCGGCTGGATGAACGCACGATGAGCACGCGCAAGCTCACCATGGCCTTTTCCGGCGGCGAAGTCACGCCCGAGTTCTGGGGCCAGATCGGCGACGCCAAGTTTCAGTCTGGCTTGGCCACCTGCCGCAACATGCTCGTGCTGCCGCACGGCCCGGTGGCCAACCGCCCCGGCTTTGCCTTTGTCCGCGCCGTCAAGCTGCCTGCCAAGCGCACGCGCCTGATTCCCTTCACCTACAGCACCACGCAGACCATGGTGCTGGAGTTTGGCGACCAGTACGTGCGCTTTCACACGCAGGGTGCCACGCTGCTCTCGGGCGGCGTGCCTTACGAGGTCGCCACGCCCTACCTGGAGGCCGACCTGTTCGACCTGCACTATGTGCAGTCGGCCGACGTGCTCACGCTGGTGCACCCCAACTACGCCCCGCGCGAACTCAAGCGACTGGGTGCGGCCAGCTGGGCCTTGAGCCTGGTCAACTTTGCGCCGGCGCTGGCTGCGCCTGGCAACCTGCAGGTGTCGAGCAACGAGAAAGGCAAGGACTACACCTACCGCTACGTCGTCACCGCCAGCGACGCGGCAGGGGTGGGCATCGAGTCGGCCGCCTCGCTCGAATCTGTGGGCGTGTCGTCATTCGGCCTGCTCGGTGCCACCAATGACAACCCTGGCGCATTTACCTTCAGCGGGGATTTGCGCAACAACATGGCCGTGGGCACCGACGTCAAGTTCACCGCCGTGGGCGGCATGACCGCCGTCAACGGCGTTGTGTACACCGTGGGCACGATTGCCTACACGCCCAGCACATCCAGCGTGTGGGGCACGGCCATCACCGAGCTCACGCTCAAGCTGGCGGGAACGCCACTGGACACCACGGCGATGGGCGCCTACACCTCGGGCGGCACGCTCGAAGCACGCTATTCCGGCGTCAAGAACAACCTCTACATCACCGGCGGCAAAAACGACATCAGCTGGAATGTCGTGCCCGGCGCCGTGCGCTACGACGTCTATAAGTTCCAGGGCGGTCTGTTCGGCTACATCGGCCAGTCGGCCACCACCAGCTTCACCGACGACAACATCACGCCCAACATGGGCAAGACTCCGCGCGTCGCAGAAAACCCGTTCAGCAGCGCCGGCAACTACCCCGGCGCCGTCAGCTACTTCGAGCAGCGCCGCTGCTTTGCCGGCTCGATCAATGAGCCGCAAAACCTGCGCATGACCCGATCGGGCACCGAATCGGACTTTGCCTACTCGCTGCCGCTGCGCGACGACGACCGCATCAACGTGCGCGTGGCCGCGCGCGAAGCCAACACCATCCGCCACATCGTGCCGCTGGCCAACCTGGTGCTGCTGACGGCCGCCGCCGAGTGGCGCGTGACCAGCGTCAACTCCGACGCCATCACGCCGAGCTCGATCAGCGTCAAGCCGCAAAGCTACATCGGCGCGAGCAACGTGCAGCCGGTGATCGTCAACAACAACATCATCTTCGTGGCCAGCCGGGGCAGCCACCTGCGCGAGATGACTTACAGCCAGCAGGCCAACAACTTTTCGGGCGGCTACCTGAACGGCGACCTGTCCCTGCGCGCGCCGCACCTGTTTGACGGGCTGGACATCGTGGACATGGCCTACGCCAAGGCGCCATTCCCCACTGTGTGGGCCGTCAGCACGTCAGGCAAGCTGCTGGGCCTGACCTACGTGCCCGAGCAGCAGGTGGGCGCCTGGCACCAGCACGACACCGACGGAGCTTTCGAGTCCTGCTGCGTCGTGGCAGAAGGCGCCGAAGACGTGCTCTACGCCGTGGTCCGGCGCACGATTGGCGGCGTGGCTACGCGCTACGTCGAGCGCCTGCACAGCCGGCAGTTCACCGCACCCGCCGATGCTTTCTTCGTGGACTGCGGCGCCACCTATGACGGCGCGGCCACCACCATCGTCAGCGGCCTGAACTGGCTCGAAGGCAAGACCGTCAGCGTGCTGGGCGACGGCGCCGTGTTCCCGCAGAAGGTCGTCACGGGCGGCGCTATCACGCTCGAGCAGGCTTGCACCAAGGTGCAGGTGGGCCTGCCCATCACCGCCGACGTGCAGACGCTGCCCCTGTCAGCCCAGATCGACGCTGCCTACGGGCAGGGCCGGCTGAAGAACCTCAACAAAGTCTGGCTGCGCGTGTACCGCTCCTCGGGCGTGTTTGCCGGGCCGTCGGTGGACCGGCTGGTGCAGTTCAAGCAGCGCACCACCGAAGCCTATGGCGCCGCGCCGGCGCTCAGAACCGACGAGCTGGAGATCACGCTGGAGCCGAGCTGGCAGTCCGGCGGCCAGATCTACGTGCGCCAGTCGGACCCGCTGCCGCTGACACTGGTGTCAATGACGGTGGAGGCCGCGCTCGGTGGCTAAGGTCCGGCTGGTCATCCCTGGCGCGCATCACCTTCGCCTGATCGCGCAGCGCCTGCGCCAGGCTGACCGGCAAGAACTCGCCGCCATGCACGGCGCAGGCCTGGACCTGCTGGAATGCCTGCAAACCGCCGTCAGCGCCAGCGAAGAGGCGTTTGTCGCGCTGGCTGGCGACGAGCCCATTGCCGTGTTCGGCGTTGCGCCCGTCTGCTTGTTGGGCGGCATGGGCTGCCCGTGGCTGTTGGGCACCGATGCCATGGACAGGCGTGGGCGCGAGATCGTCACGATCAACCGCCAGCACGTGGCGCGCTGGGGCCAGCGCTACACCTGCCTGTTCAACTACGTGGACGCGCGCAACCTGCGCTCCATTGCCTGGCTGCGCCATACCGGCTTCATCGTCTGGCCGGCCGAGCCCCGCGGCCTCAACGGTGAGCCCTTCCACCGCTTCGAGCGGTGCACGTAACCCGGAGTTGACCCCGCACAGTCAAGCCCATTCCACCACCGGGTTTGATATGTGCAATGCAGCCGCAGCCATGACGATGCAGGGGGCAGGCGCTGCCAGCTCTGCGTTAGGGGCCTACTACGGCGCCCAGTCTCAAAAGGCCTCCCTGAATTTGTCTGCCGACATGGCCGACATCAATGCCCGCATGAGCGAAAGCGCCGCGCAGGCCACGCTCCTGACCGGCG